GGCCTTTTCGATGTTTCCGTAGTGACGCATCCTGCGTACCCATCTTCGACCACGAGCGTTGCCCGTCGAAGCTTGGAGGCGTGGCTAGCATCTCAGGAGCCGGCGCAAGTGCCGGCGATGGATGCGAAGCCAGATATGCGGCCGGCAGCGGCTGCTGGTCTGCGGCTTCGGGCCGCACGTCTCAGGAGCTTTCTGCGTGGCAAAACCGGGTGACATCTGCCCACAGTGCCGCAAGGGTCGTATCCGCACTCGCTCCAGCGTGCAGGCCGGCGAGCACTCGCAGGTGCGGTACATCGAGTGCCAGTGCTGCACGTTTCGGTCGAAGCAAGTCGTGCCAGCGGAGTACGTCTGCCGTCGTGCTTTTGTAGATACAAACTCCCGGCGAGGTTAATCGGCTTTGGTGCCGTAGTGTGAACGACAGACACGGACTGTCACCGTTCACAACTACGGAGTGCCAAGGATGGCCAGCCAACTCACCAAGCTTCAGGACCGGGCCGCTGCTGTGGCCGCCATGCTCGACGATCTCTCGAAGGTCGAGGAGCGTTCCGCCGAGCAGGTCGCGGAGATGGAGAAGCTGGCCGGCGAAGCCGAGCAGCTCGAGAAGGAGCTCTCCCGCGAGCACGCCATCGCCGAGAAGATCACCGCCTTGCGTGGCAAGGTGGCTGCGACCGCGAAGCCCGTCGAGGTTGCCGCCGTTCCTGCGGCCCCGGCTCCGGCTGCCGAGCGTTCGCTGAGCGGCAAGGCCCGCCACTTCCGTTCGTCCAGCGACGCCGAAGCGTGCGGCCGGTGGATTCGTGGCTACGTCCTCGGCCGTGCCGAGGATCGTTCGTGGTACGAGAAGAACGTCGAGGCTCGCGCCCTGTCGCCCAACGACAACAGCAAGGGCGGCGTGTTCATCCCCGACACCTTCGCCTCGACGGTCATCCGGCTGGTGGAGTCTTTCGGTGCGTTCCCGGCGCAGGCCAACAACCTGCAGATGACGAGCGACACGCTCTACATCCCGCGTCGGGTGAGCGGCAATACGGCGTACCACACGGGCGCCAATGCCGAGACCACCGTCACGGACATGGGCACCGACAACGTGATGCTGTCGAGCAAGGAAGTCCGCGTCGGCACCCGCGTCCCCAACCAGCTGATCGACGATTCGGCGATCGACCTGGCCGGGCTCGTGGCCGAGGAGTTCGCCCTGGCCATCGCTAGCCGGATCGACGAAGACGGCTTCATCGGCACGGGCGCCTCGACCTACGGCGGCATCCGTGGCATTCAGTGGAAGTTCGAGAACGAGACCCTCACGGCTGGCATCAACAACTCGTCCCAGTCGGCTGTCACCAGCCTGACGGTCGACGACTTCCTCGCCACCGTGGCCAAGGCTCCGACCTACGCCCTGCAGAGCCCGACCTGCGGCTGGTACGTCACGCCGCAGATGCACGCTCTGGCGATGCAGTCGCTGGCCCTCGGCGGCAATGGTGCCCTCGCCAACGAGGTGCTGGACGGTGCCCGCCGGCCGACGTTCCTCGGCTGGCCGGTGTTCTTCAACAACGTCATGCGGAAGACCGCCAGCACCGATCAGGTGGTGGCCCTCTTCGGCGACATGAAGCGTTCGAGCCACTTCGCCCTGCGGCGTGCCGTCGCGGTGCGGGCGAGCACCGACCGCTACATCGAGTTCGATCAGACCTACTTCCAGGCCACGGTGTCCTACGACGCGGTGACCTCGGACGTTGGCGACGCTTCGACGGCTGGCCCGGTCGTGGCTCTCATCCTCTGAACCTAACCAACCCAAGGAACCAGAATCCATGAACCACGCGGCCAACGGAAAGTCCGTCATCTCGATCAGCCCCGGCGTTGCGGGCGTTGCCTCTGCGGGCACGCACACCGTGGCGATCGACTGCCTCGGCTACGACTCGGTCAGCATCGACGTGTGCTACCGCTCGCTCGCCAACACGTCTGCCCCGAGCGTCGTGAGCATCAAGCACAGCGACACGGACGGCAGCTACGGCACGATCTCGGGCCTGATCCAGGGCACCGACTACTCGCTGGCCGGCGTCGGCAACACCGCCACGGTCAACGTGACGCGGTTCGAGGTGTCCACCAAGGCTCTCAAGCGGTATCTGCAAGTGGCGGTCACGCCGTCTGCGGATGCGACGGCGAACGGCACGAACAACGACATCGTCGTGGCGGCCCGCCTGAATCGTGGTGAGGCTGGCGTCGATTCGGCGTCGGATGCGAACGTCACGAATCGCGTGGTTCTCGGCTGATCGAAGACGGTAGAACGACAACTCCAACGAAGGAGGAGCCGTGGGCGCGGCGGCTTCGGCGGTGGCTGGCGTAAAGCCTGCCATCATTCAGACCGGCAGCGGGCCGATCCGATTGCACTGTGCAATGTCAGTGCCTCGGCTCGGCTGGCAGGACCATATGTTCTGCTGGGCCAGGGGCTTGGTGCCGTACGGCATTTCACCCATTCGCCTAGAAGGGGCGTTTTGGGGGCAGTGCCTGGAGCGTGTCCTCACCGACATCGTCGAGAGCGACACCGATCCGAAATCGCCGCCGCTGTGGATCTGCACGCTCGATTACGACAGCATTTTTGAGCAGGACGCCGTGCCGCGTCTGCTCACGTATGCCGTGGCCAGCGGCTTTGATTTTGTCGCTGCCGTGCAGATGAAGCGGCGTACGGACGAGCCGCTGTTCACGATGGTGGCCGATGGCGGCGAACGCGTGGCAGAGGTGAGCCGGGATCACTTCGTCTACCACAACGTCATCCAAGCCAACACAGCCCACTTCGGATTGACGATGCTGAAGGCAGAGGCGTTGAAGAAGATGCCTCACCCGTGGTTCATCGGAAAGCCCAACGAGGCGGGCCGATGGGAAGACGGGCGGGTCGATGATGACATCGCATTTTGGATCGCTGCCCAGAAGGCAGGATGCAAGATCGGCGTGTGCCCTCGCGTAGCACTGGGGCATGCCGAGGTGTGGATCAAGTGGCCCGACCAGAACATGCGAGCGAGTCTGCAGCACCCTGGCGATTTTTGGGACCGAGGCGGCAGGCCACCGGAGAACGTGTGGAAATGAGCACGACGATCCCATTGGTGCAGGTCCGCTTCCTGCGGTCCTACGCTGCGTACAAGGCCGGGCAGATCGTGCCCGTGACGGGCGGGCTGGCTCGCACGCTCGAGCTGCAGCGGTACGTCGTGCGGCACGTCGAGGCTCCGGCCTTTGAGTTCGCCACGGCCCCAGAGCCGGCACTTGAGCGAGCCGTCGCCCCGGTGGCCAAGGCCAAGCGTGGGAGGCCGAAGCGTGCGTAACTGGGAACTGCCGCAGACGGGCAGCCGCTACCGCAGCCTGGTGGTCGCCACTGTGAGCGGCACGGGTGACCGCCCGGTGAGCGTGGCCGAGGCCAAGGAGCACCTGCGGATCGTCGATTTCGCCGATGACGATACGTATATCGGCGGGCTGGTCGATGCCGCGACATCGTGGTGCGAGGACTACTGCGACCGCACGTTCGCGGACAAGCAATACACCGTGGCGTTCGATGACTTTCCGAGCCTCCGCATCGAGCTCCCGCGCCCGCCGGTGCGGTTGAACGCGACTGCCACGAGCGCCACGGTGACTATCTCGTATGTGGATTCCGCCGGAACCACACAGACCCTCACGTGGTCGCAGTCTGGAACGCAGCAGTTCCGCGTAGACCGCGACCACGTTCCTGCCTTGGCCTACCCGCTGTACCTCGAGGACTGGCCCAACGTGAGGCTGGATGACAAGGCCGTGCAGATCACCTACCTCGCCGGCTACGGCGGGGCCGCCAATGTGCCGAAGCCGGCCGTGCACGCCATCAAGATGCTGGTTGGGCACTGGTATGCCAACCGCGAGGCCATCGGCAGCACTGGCCAGAACGTGCCGCTTGGGGTGCACGCGTTGCTTGAGCCCTTGAAGTGGAAGCAGTACGCATGAGCCTTGAAGGTCGCTTTTCTATCGACGTTGGCTTCTCTGACTCCACCAGCCAGAGCGGTGTGCAGTCACTGAAAAGGATTGCGCTTGCCGACACGACCACGTATGCAAGCGGCAAAGTAGCCATCGTAACGGGCACGGCCGGAACGGCGCAGGTGGTGGTTAGTGTCGCACCGTCGGCCTACAAGAACGCATCTGGCGAGGCAGTGTCGTTTTCGTCGGCGCTTCGTTTTGCGTTTTCGGCCACGGGGTCGCGGGCGTCATGTGCTGATTCCAATGGGGCAACGGTTTTGTCTTCCAGCGGCCGCGTTAGTGTTAGCGATGCCGGCGGGTCCGATGACGCCTTCGCCATATCGACTACGGCCGGCACCTGCTCGTACACGCTCGTCATCTACGGAGCGTAGGCCATGCTTCGCTCTGGACTCATGGACAAGCTGGCCGAGGTGCAGACTCCTACGGAGAGCACCAACAGCATCGGCGAGCCGGAACTGACGTGGTCCGCATTCGCCCAGCGGTGGATCGCACTGATGCCGCTGTCTGGCAACGAAGCCGTCAGTGCCATGGCAAACGAAGGCGTGGTCACGCATCGCATCCGCATGCGGTACACCAGCGGGCTCAAGCCAAAGATGCGGGTGGTGGCCGAGGGCCGCACGTTTGAAATCATGTCGGCCGTCGAGCGTGGACGCCGCGAGGAACACGAGCTCCTGGTGTCGGAGGTTGTGGACTGATGCGTACCGACATGACCGTGGAAGGCGTCGAAGAGATCCTGAAGGGATTCTCAATCCTCTCTGGCAGCATCCAGAAGAAGTACCTCGGGGCCGCCGTCCGCGAGGCTGCGAAAGACGAGATTCCTGAAATCAAGGCGCTGACGCCTCGAGGCCCGACCGGCAACCTTCGCCGCAGCGTCGGCGTGAAGGTTGAGAAGAAGAAGCGAAACGCCACGGCCGTTGGGATCCTGGGCTACCGCTCCAAGCGGGGCGGCAACAGTTCGGAAAAAGGCTTCCACGCCTGGTGGGTGGAGAACGGCACGAAGTACCGGCAGCCCAAGGACTACGTGCTCAAGGTGCCGATGGCGAACGCGTCCATCTACCCGTATCTGCGTGGCAAGGTTGCCCGTATCGGCGGCAACGAAGGCGGCATGATCTTCTTCGGCCAGGTCAAAGGCATGCCCAAGAGCGACAAGTTTAAGCGGTGGGCCGATGCCAACCTGCCGCAGATCAAACAGCGGTTGATCGGCAAACTTGACGGGGCTCTCGGCAAGGCGATTGCCGAGGCCGAGCGGCAAGCCATTCGCAAGATGTACGGCAAGAAGTAATGCCCACGACCACCCACATTGACGAATCGCTCGTGCAGCTGCTGGCGGCAGATGCCGACATTGCCATGCAGGTTGGCGGGCGTATCTATGCCGTGCAGGCTCCGCAGGGGGCCGACCTGCCGTGCATCGTGTACCAGCGTGAGAACACTGGCCGAGGGCCGTTCATGCACATGCAGGGCATGACGGGTATCACGCGTGCGACGTTCACAATCTCGGCGATCGGTGACTCGCTCGTGGGCGTGCGAAACCTCGCCCGAGCCATTCGCCTCGCCCTACAATTCAAGGTAACAGGCAGCATTCGGCTGGCCGTCGTCAAGAGCGACGATGACACGCAGGAGCCGCCAAACAACGGGGAGCAACTCCCCATCTATCGCACGGATTTGTCAGTAGAGATCACCTTCACGGAGGCTTGAGAAAGCCATGGCAGTCGATATTGGTCAGGGCACGTTTGTGTCGTTCGGGACGGCGCTGCACACGGCGACCGGCTACAAGATCACCGGCGTCAATCACGGCGGCGTTTCGCGTGCCGTTGCCGATGCGACGCACATGACATCGTCCGCCAAGGAGTTTGTGGCTTCCGCCATCTACGACCCCGGCGAGCTGTCGGTCGAGGTGCTCTTCGACCCGGCCGTGAAGCCGACGGCCGACATGGCAAACGTGGCGACCAATCAGACGGTCAACGTCTACTGGGCGAGCGGTGATTCTACCACCACGCTCTGGAGTGCCTACGGCTTCGCCACCGGCTTCGAGGCTGGTGCCCAGATGGAAGACATGATGAGCGGCACGCTCACCATCAAGCTCAGCGGCACGCTGCCGAGCTAGTGCTGACAGGAGGCGCGGACTGTGGCTCTTACTCGTGAGCAGATCAAAGCCAAGCGTGGCGTTCGGCCCCGCGTGGCGTTAGACGTTCCAGAACTTGGCGGCACCATCTACGTCGCCAAGTTCTCTGCCAAAGACCGCGACCGCTTCGAGCAGATTGTGACCGGCGGCAAGGTTGGCGGCGTCAATCTGGACAACGTGCGGGCACGATTCGTCGCCATGGTGGTGGTGAACGAAGACGGCACGCGGATGTTCGAGGACGCCGACGCCGAGTGGATTGGCGAGCTCGACACGGACATCGTGCAGGCCATCGTCGATGCGGGCTTCAAACTGAACGGCATCGGCGGCAACGCAGTGGAGGAGGCGGCGGGAAAATAGAACGGCAGCCGGTGCTCGCGTTCCTGTACCGGCTGGCCTTGAAGCTCGGCATCTGGGACGTAGAGCGGCTGGCCGACGAGATGAGCGTCGATCAGTTGTACGGCTGGATGGGCTACTACCTGCTCGAGCCGTGGGGCGACGAGTGGCTCAGAGACGCCGTGGCGATTGCTCAGAGATACAACGCAAACCGAGGCAAGCGGCAGCCAGTCAAGAAGCCAGAGGAGTTCCTGCCGGTTCCGAAGCGGGCACAGACACCAGATCAGATCCTCGCCACGCTGAACGCAATCCCGCGCTGAAACCATGGCAAACAACTTCGGCCGCGTAAACGTCAGCATCACCGCCAGCACGGGCGGATTGACGGCTGGGCTGTCCAAGGCCGCCAAGCAACTCAAGGGCTTCAAGGCTGGCGCCGGCGGTCTGTCTGCCTTGAGCGGTGCTCTCGGCGGCATGATGCCAATGCTGATGCCGGTGGTAGGCGGATTTGCCACCCTGGCTGGGGCGGTTGCCGCCCTGACTTCGGCGACGCGGTCGGCCGAGGCACTGCACAATCTGTCGCAAGAGTTGGGCGTGGCGGCTGGTGAATTGCAGGTGATGCAGCAGGTGGCCGCCGAGTCTGGCGTGAGT